GGGTTCGTCCGATATGTACGTCACCGTTGGTGAAGGCGTAACGGCGACCACATCATCTACACCAATCCCCGCCAACACCCCCGTTCCGTTGACCGTACCGCCCGGCACCGGCGCCCCTTGGCGCGTCAGTGCTATTCAGGTAAGCGCCAGCGGCACCCTTTATGCCAAACCAATGAACATCCGATGAGTTGGGGTGGTAGCGTACGAGTTGGGGTTTCTGTAAGCTTAGCGGCTGTAGCAACCTTTGGACGCGCTGTTACCAATGCGGTAGCAGGTATCTTTTTAGGTACAGAGTCAGACATGACTTTGACTACTGAAAGTGGCGCTTTGCTGCTTATTGAGCCAGTGGTTTGACGTTTACGTCAAACTGCTATATCTTACCCGTACTAACCCGGCTGGTTAGGTGATCTGGAAGGATCAAAAATGATTGAAGATACTGAAGTACCAGTGGTGGATACCACGCCGGAACTGGAAGCTACGGCAGCACCAGCCCCCGAAGTAGAAACGCCGGACGAAAAGCCCGCTGAATCTAAGGTCTTTACACAAGAAGAACTTGACGCAGCAATTGGCAAGCGCCTCGCAAGAGAACAGCGCAAATGGGAACGGGAACAAGCTAGATTGACTGCTGAAAGGCAGGCAATGGCTGCTCCGACAAATGTTTCGCAAGACAACTATTCATCTGTTGAAGAATACGCCGCGGCTTTGGCGTCTCAAAAGGCAGAAGAATTGTTACGTCAACGCGAATTGTCGAAGCAACAGGCTGAAATCCGTGAAGCTTATGCAGATCGTGAAGAAGATGCGCGCGGACGATATGATGACTTTGAACAAGTCGCATATAATCCTAACCTTCCTATTACGACTGTTATGGCAGAAGCCATCCAAACGTCCGACGTTGGTCCTGATGTAGCATACTATTTAGGATCAAATCCAAAGGAAGCGGATCGCATTTCCCGTCTGTCGCCGACTCTACAGGCTAAAGAGATTGGTAAGTTGGAAGCCAAATTGGCTAACGACCCGCCCGTGAAAAGAACCTCGAGCGCACCAACACCTCTTAGCCCTGTTAAACCCAAAGGGTCCAACGCTCCCACGATGGACACAACTGATCCAAGGTCTATTCAAGCGATGTCTACATCGGAATGGATTGCGGCAGAACGGGCCAGACAGATTAAGAGAATGGAAGCGACGAAATACCGCTAACTCAATACCTTTGGAAAGGTTGATCTACAATGGCTAACTCAATTCTTACGATTGACATGATTACGCGGAAGGCTCTCGAAATCCTCGAGAACAACCTCGTACTCTGCCGCAACGTGAACCGTCAGTACGACGACAGCTTTGCTGTTGAAGGTGCTAAAATCGGTTCGACCCTCCGCATCCGTCTGCCAGACCGCGCTCTCGTCACCGACGGCGCTGCTTTGCAGGTGCAGGATGACAACGAACAGTACACAACCCTGACTGTTTCTACCCAGAAGCACATCGGTGTGAACTTTACCTCTGCCGAATTGACCATGCAGTTGGACGATTTCGCAGAGCGCGTTCTAAAGCCTCGTATCAGCCAGTTGGCTGCTTCGGTCGATGCTGACGTTGCTGCCGCTTACAAGAATATCTATTCTTCAGTTGGCACACCCGGCACCACGCCTTCTACTTCTTTGGTCCTTTTGCAGGGTCAGCAGAAGTTGAATGAATTTGCCTCTACAATGGGCGACCGTTACGCAACAGTTAACCCTGCTGCCAACGCCAACCTCGTTGAAGGCATGAAAGGTCTGTTCAACCCAACCGACACCATTAGCCGTCAATTTAAAAACGGCATGATGGGCATGGGCGTTCTTGGCTACGACGAAATCAACATGTCGCAGTCGATTGCACAGCACACCACTGGTACACGTTCTGCTTCGGCTTCGTTGACCGTTGGCGCTACTGTAACCGCTCAAGGCACGTCAACCATCGCCATCAACGGCGATTCGGGTTCGGCTACTTTTAAACAGGGTGACGTGTTCACCATCGCTGGTGTTTATGCTGTCAACCCACAGACCCGTCAGTCCACCGGTTCGCTGCAACAGTTCGTCGTGACTGCTGACGCTACCGCTTCTTCGGGCAACTGGTCTTCGGTCAGCATTTCTCCTGCGATCTACACTTCGTCGAACGCTCTTGCTACGGTTGACTCCTTCCCGCAGTCCAGCGCTGCTGTTACAGTGTTGGGCGCTGCAAACACCACCTACCCACAGAACCTGATTTATCAGAAAAACGCCATTACCCTTGGTACGGCTGACCTTCTGATGCCGCAGGGTGTGGATATGGCGTCTCGTCAGGTCCATAACGGCATTTCAATGCGTATTGTTCGCCAGTACGACATCAACAATGACCGTATGCCTTGCCGTATTGACGTGCTGTATGGCTATAACGTCATCCGCGCGCCAATGGCTGTTCGCTTGTGGGGCTAATCAAATAGTTGCCTAGGGCTTCGGCCCTAGGTTTCCTTTTTCGGGTTTTATGGAGACAATATCATGGCACTTCCTAATGGCGCTGGTGGCTATCAACTTGGCGATGGCAACCTTAACGAAGTAGTACTCGGTGTATCTACTGTGCTTGCTAAAACTGCTGCGGCCACTTTGACCGCGGCTGAACTGGTTAACGACGTTATTACCTATAACGGCGCAACCGCTAACCTGACGCTGCCTTTGGCAACTGACGTGGACACTTTTGTGTCCAGCGCTAAAGTCAACAGCAGCTTCCAGTTTGCTATTGTTAACACCGGTTCTAACACAGCTACCGTTGTTACCAACACCGGCTGGACTTTGGTTGGTTCGATGGCTGTTGCTACTGCGGTTTCTGGTCAGTTCCTTGCTATTAAAACCGGCACGGGCACTTGGTCTTTGTACCGCATCGCTTAATGAAACTGCCCCGCGCTTAACGGCGCGGGGTTTTCCATGAGGTTTAATATGCACATATATTTAAAACACCCTACCCACGGCACTAAAGTAGCTATCTCTGAACAAGAAGCAGATGCAGACGAACAAGCCGGTTGGGAGCGTTTTGATATTGACAATCGTAATGTAATAGCGGATGCTCCGTCGAATGAATTAGACATCCGCCGTCGTAGGCGTGCAGTTTCGCAGGATTAATAATGGCAACGGCTGGCGATCAAATCAACGGTGCCTTACGGCTGATCGGCCAGCTTGCCGAAGGTGAAACGCCGTCTGCCGCTACGTCGCAAGATGCGCTTATGGCGCTTAACCAAATGATTGATTCTTGGAACACCGAACGGCTTTCGGTGTTTTCTACCCAAGAACAAATTTTTATGTGGCCGCCCAATACGATCCATCGTTCGCTTGGGCCTTCTGGCGATTTTGTTGGCAATCGCCCAATTTTGCTTGATGACTCAACATACTATCTTGATCCTTCAAGCGGTATTTCTTACGGCATTAAAATTATCAATCAACAACAATACGACGGTATTGCTGTTAAAACTGTAACCAGCACCTTTCCGCAGGTGATCTGGATCAATATGAATTACCCCAACATCGACATGTATGTTTACCCAAAACCCACAAAAGTTTTGGAATGGCATTTTGTGTCTGTTGATGAATTGACACGACCCGCGTCAATTGCAACTGAATTGTATTTTCCGCCCGGCTATCTTCGGGCGTTCCGTTACAATTTAGCGTGCGAAATCGCCGCTGAATTTGGTGTGGAACCTTCTCCGCAAGTCAAACGTATCGCTATGTCGTCTAAACGCAATCTTAAACGTATTGACAACCCAGACGACATTATGAGCATCCCGTATGCTATTGTGAGCACACGGCAACGCTTCAACATCTTCGCAGGAAACTTCTGATATGACCAATGTCGCCATTTCAGCATTGCCCGCCGCTTCGTCCGCTACATCAGCGGATTTGATTCCTATTGTACAAAGCGGCACAACGCAAAAACTAACCAACGCTCAATTGTTTACTGGCCCCGTCATTACAACCGGCACAACGGCTACCACGCCGACGGCTGCATATTCGCTTGTTAACAAACAATATGTGGACTCTGCGGTAAACGGTCTTAATTCGCAAATTCCTTGTGATTACGGGTCCACAACCGCGTTTACGGTTACATATAGCAACGGCACCGCCGGTGTTGGCGCTACGCTAACAGCTACAACAAACGGCGTGCTTACTGTTGATGGCGGTACGCCTGCGGTTAACCAACGCATTTTGATAAAAGACCAATCAGACCAAACACAAAACGGCGCGTACACCGTTACTAATGCTGGGTCTGCTGGCTCAGCTTGGGTGCTTACCCGCGCTACGGATTATGACCAGTCCGCAGAAATGAACGCTGGCGACGGTTTTTATATCAACAATGGGTCTACTTTGGCCAATACTTTGTGGGTGCAAACGACACCTGCGCCCATCACTGTTGGCACAACAGCTATTGTGTTTAGTCAATTTGCCAACGCATCTTTTGGTAAACCCATCATCGCCGCGATGATTTTCGGAGGTAGTTTTTAATGACCGCGCCTAACCAAGCTAATCCTAAATCAATTGTTGGCAAATGCGCCGTACAACTTGTTGGCGTGTCTGCCACCGCTATTGTGTCAAACGCTACTGGGTCCAACACACTTGTTAAAGTTAATTCGCTTTATGTAGGTAACGTGGATACTTCAACATCATATAAATTGACTGTTGATGTGTATCGGTCGTCTACTGCGTATCGTACAGCATATCAAATTATTATTCCGCCAAACGCTGGACTGGATGTTGTTTCTAAATACATCAATCTTGAAGAAGGCGATAGTTTGCGGTTGACTGCTGACACAGCGTCTAAACTTGAAGCCGTAGCGTCTTATGAGGTTATTAGCTAATGTCGCATCGCTCAAATGGTGGAATTTATGGGCCGCAAAATCGCTCGACTTCCGTCTTGTCGAGCGGTTTATGGCATTTATATGATGAACAACAAAGTGTTGGCGCTAGAAACTGGTACGGTGTTTCACCTACAGTTCCAAACTCGCCAGCATTAGGAACTGTTACTGTATCCGGCACAACCGCGACAATACCGTTTACTTTGGGATATAACGGCGGCTCGCCTATTACAAGCGTATCGGCTATTATATACCCCGGCGGCACTGTTACAACTCTTACAGGTTCTCCGCCGTCTTCTCCTATAACTGTTACTGGTTTAAACCCCGGCACTTATTATTTTGCTGTTTATGCAACTAATAGTACTGGCAATAGTTTATATGCTATTTCAAACACCATTACTTTAGTGCAATATTTAATTGTTGCTGGGGGTGCTGGTGGAGCTTCTGCTGGTGGTGGAGGCGGGGGTGCTGGTGGACTATTATCTGGTTTATTAACTTATGTTGTTGGAACTACTTATACTGCAACTGTAGGCGCAGGAGGTAGTGGTGGCATAAGCAATACAGA